GATCTTCTTCAGTCCCATGTCTTAACACTTTGGAGCAGGCACGAATTAATTCACCACATTCTTCCATAGTAATTACTAATTGTTTCAACTTATTCAATTCCATTGGTGTATTCCATTAGTTCGTCAAACCCTCCGATACATACATCATCTACAAAAATCTGAGGAAAGGTTTTAAATTTAACCTTTGCCCATAGTTCCATAATAGTATAGTGATCGTCCAAGTGATAATATTTATAGTCTAGCTTGAGGCTTTTACATACGTTCTGTGCTTCTACACAATAGTTGCAATCCATCTTTCCATAAATTTCTATCACAGATTTTTAGCCTTATAAAAATTAATGTGGTCGGTCCAACCCTGAAAGGATTGCCGAATATGACACCAGAACTGCCCATTATAGGGTGGCTGGTTAGTGTCTTTAGGGAAGTTTAAGTTAGTTTGTTTCATTTACTTTTCCTTATTGTTGTATAAAAATATCGTCTCGCATCATTCTAGAATGTAGAGTGTAATTAAATTCATTTTTCATCCAGTCTCGAAAAGCTTGTGAGCCATTTCTATCTCCAGGAAATTCGTGGATTAAACCATTATTTTCTGCCACTATTAAGGGGGAACACCTCTCAATAGTATCTCTAGCTCCTTCAAGAGCTTTTACTTCAAACCCTTCTACATCTAACCACAACAAGTCTACTTCTTCTAGAGTTAACCCGTCTAGGTCTATCACCTGTAGGTCTCCAGCCATATCCTCTTGAATTTGTGTGGCACCACAATTTCCCTCTAAACTACGGACAAGACTTGCTTGCATACTTCCAGTTCCTAAAGCCCCCAAGTGACTGTATATATTATCGGTCTCTATAATATTTCTCTCTAGGCATTCCATATTAGAGGGAATTGGCTCAAAAGTATGTACTTCTCTAAAATATTTACTTAGATAAAAAGGAAATACTCCTACATTTCCCCCTGCCTGAACACAAACTCTTGTATTTTCAAGCAGGTTAAGGATAGTCTCTCCTTTTATCCACCATTCATTTAGTATGTCTTTTATTCCTGTAGTTTCAGAAGAAGGAACCCACCAGCCCTTAATAGTTTTCATGTATTTCCAGAATAAAGTTTTCGCTAATCCTATTATCATTTTTAAAGACCCAACTAACCTTACCGTAATTACTTAATAAGGTTTCCCAGTCTTTATATTCTTTTATATTTATGTGTAAATTATTGCCTTTATGAAAGCTAGGGATGTTGCTTATAGCGAAATAAATGAACCGCTTGGACACTCTGCACAGCTCCTCAATAATTTCCTCAGTTTGTTCTGGTAGATAATGTTCCATTGCATCAAGATTAGTTACTAGATCGAACGAATTGTCTTCAAAAGGTAATTTATTGCTCCAAGCAAAAAATACTTTGCCCTCTACAAGCAAGTCAGTAACTATTTCCGTGCCTATACTCTCTATACCTCTAGCCCTCATTGAATCAATCAACTCCCCCCTGCCTGTACTGACATCCAAGTGAGTGAATATTTTTTCTTTTTCCTCTATAAAAGCTATACATTTTTCAGCTGTTCTTTTTCTTGCTAATCCCATTTTATATGCGGGGTCTGTATAAGATATTTTGTATTTTAGTTGTTCTATTTCTTGCTTATTCATTAATTGTCGCTTTTAGCCGCCTAGAGGCTTGTGTGTGATATATAATTGGATTTGGCAACTCTTGATGTCTTGATACTCCCAACCAATCTTTAGGTAGGATTTGATATTGATGTTTATTACTTTCTATTACGTGCTGCAAAGTGACCTGGTCCCACACTTCAGGATTAGCCTCTTGAATATTTCTCCACTCTAGTAGTATTTTAAAAGAGGTGGTTGTTTGGGGCAGATATATTGTTCCACTTGCTAACTGTCTATCCCAATCTCCTGTTTTGTAGTTTAGAAAACAGAAACCTGGTAATGTAGGATCTGGTATTTCCTCTAAAGGTCTACATAGTCTAGCATCAATATCTACATATAGTATAGGGTCCTCGAAATTAAGTAAGGCAGATAAAAGAACTTGGGATTTCATAGCACAGTTTAGCTCCCAAGAACCTTTGTTTTCTAGAGGAAATAGAGCTGTCTTGCAGGAAGAAAAACTATCTTTCCAAATTTCAGCTTCTTTTTCATATTCCGTATCTTTAGTATAAAAAGCTACTACTCTCACTTATTTAATTCCTCTTTTAAGTTACCTTTTCTGAATGTTGTTAAAGCACTGTCTGGCGTACAATTTACTATTATATTTCGTATAGGTTCTTCTATGCTATCAAATGCAGATAAAAACTTATGATAAGGACTATTTTTACTTAATCCGTCGGGATGTTCTCCAAAGAAATGTCTTACTCCGCCTATCTTTTGCATATTATAACCGACAAGTAAAAATCTGGAACAACCCATTAAAAATGCTATGTTTAACAACTGATAACCTGAATTACTGCCCCAGTGTATAATACTAGAATCTGTGCTCAAACTTCTAGCATGTTTTCCTTCTACTATATTTAAGTTAAACTCAGAGTCTCTATACTCCTCTGCTTGTGTGTAAGCCTCTAAGTCTGGATATTTTTCTCTAAAAGAGTTTGCGTGTAGATCCCACCAAGCTTTATCGCAAGCATAATGAAAGTCTAAATAATCTACTAGCCTATAAGAATCATTACAACCAAAAATAATGAAATCATTCTTATAGGGTCTTATAGTCTCTACCACCTCTTCAGTCAGAGAAGGGCCTGTAGCTACAAGAATAGCCGGTTTGTTACGATACTTTAGAGGTATTTTCATAAATAAAAAAGCCGGACATTTCTGCCCGGCTTACCGTTTCTAAGCAGAAGCGTAGCTTACGGCCATATATGCTAGTGGTGCTGTTACGCACACTACAATTTGAAATACAGCCTCAAGTACACCCCACTTTTCTTTTACGAAGTTCTTCATTGAATTCTCCAAGTTACCCAATAGGTATTGATGTGGGCTTACTAGAGGGCGAATACGATAGGTCTATTTTTAACATTCCGTTTTCCATGGAAGCAGAAGAGACCTCTAAGGCATTGTCAAGCTTTAGATGCTTCTCAAAACTTTTTCCTGATATACCTTTGTGCACCCAGCCTCTACCTTCGTTATTCTCTTTTTTCTCACCTTTAATGGTAAGAATATTTTTGTGAACGTTCACTGAAATTTGGGTTTTGTTCCATCCTGGAACAGCTACTTCAACTATATAGCCATTTTCTACTTTTTCAATGTTATAACGAGGATATTCTGGTGCCTGTTGAGTATATAACGGGCTGTTAACTAAATTGTCGAAACCGACAAAGAATTTTTCAAGATTTACTGCATTCATAAGTTTTCTCCTTTTAAGAAAGATGAACTTGCCCCTTTCGGAAGCGTAACAATCGTTTTAATTTACGGATTTTGAAAAAGACACAGTTAGACTGGTATCAATTTCAGGGTATATTATATCACCTACACCAAATTGTGTCAAGAAACTTTTTTGCTCAAGTGACAGGAAAAAAAGTTCTTGACATAAAAGCCTTAACATCGTATAATATACACTTAATCAGAGGAGATTGTATGAAAGTAACCCTAGTTTGGATTACCCCCGAAGCCATGAAAGTCATCGCCTATTGTGCGAGAGTTAGTAATCCTGCAAATCAAGACAACGAGAGAACAGCCCCGAAGTTGTTGAAGTACCTTAAAAAAGAAGCACACTTCAGCCCATTCGAAATGGCAAGTGCTTGCATTGAAATCGAGACTACGAGAGACATTGCTCGCCAGATTCTGCGGCATCGCTCTTTTAGTTTTCAAGAATTTAGTCAACGCTATGCAGACCCTACTCAAGCATTGGATTTTTCTACTAGAGAAGCTAGGCTGCAAGACCCACGTAACCGACAGAATAGTATTCCTGCGGATAATGATGGGCTAGAAATTGCTTGGCATACAAAACAGAGAGAAGTAATCGATGCCTCTACTGAAGCCTATAAGTGGGCTATAAGCATGGGTATTGCGAAAGAACAGGCGAGAGCAGTATTACCAGAGGGTAACACTCACTCTCGATTGTATATGAATGGTACACTTCGTTCGTGGATGCACTTCTGCGATCTACGAGGTGGAAACGGCACTCAAAAAGAGTGTTCAGAAATTGCAGTAGCCTGCAAAGAGATTCTCTGCCAAAACGGTGGAGACGTCTGGGGAGACTCATGAAACGTATTAGAAATACAATTTTAACTGTAGCAATTCTAGCTGGATTGTTATATACTAACTGGCAAAGCAGTATGATGCTTGTCAAACACCCTGAAATGTATCAAGGAAATCCTTACTTATGAATGATGTTTGGAATGGAGAGTCAAGAGGAAACAGTGATGTTATGCAAGAGCGCATACGAATCTGGCACAGAGACCGCAATTTGATTGATGGTAGTACTGATAAAGATCAGTTCTGTAAGCTCATTCAAGAGTGTGGGGAACTGTCAGACAATATGTGTAAGGGCAGAGACATGAAAGACGACATTGGCGATATTATGGTTGTGCTTATTAATATTATGGAACGCAATAACTACTCTATGATGGATTGTCTAGAGACTGCGTGGATTGACATTAAAGATCGCAAAGGAAAGATGGTTGATGGCATCTTTGTAAAGGAAGCAGATTTGTGAAACTTGTTGAGGCATTGAGAAACGGCAATGTCAATATCACTTACGAAAGTTTAAACAGCGGAAAAGAGATTACAAAAACATATACTTTGAAAACTATATTTAAAGTAAATGTTAATCTCAAATCAGATAAACTTATTGCTTATGATGTAGAAGCAAAGGAATGGGAAGACATAGAAAGGTCCAGCATTAAAAAATGGAGTATAAATGAACAGAGAAGAAGTATTTAACCAACTAAAGGAGGACGAAGGTGTCAAGTATGAAATCTATAATGACCATCTTGGCCTGGCTACTTTTGGTGTTGGTCATCTTGTTATTGAGAGCGATTCGGAATTTGGTTCGCCCTTGGGTACGTCGGTATCAGAGGAGCGAGTTTGGGAAGCGTTTGAGAAAGATCTGGACACATCTATTGACGAGTGCGAAGTTCTTTTTGGCCCCAAATGGCATGACTTTCCTGGAGAAGTTCAAGAAATTGTGGTAAACATGATGTTCAATATGGGGCGTCCTCGTTTGTCAAAGTTTAAGAACTTCTGTGCTGCACTAGAGGAAGGCGATTGGCCGAAGGCTGCTGTCGAAGGACGAGACTCGCGCTGGCATAAGCAAGTGACGAATCGTGCGGAACGCCTCATGGTACGACTAGAAAATGTATCTTAAACTCATACTTGTTCTAGGTGTAGTCGGAGCTGCTGGCGGTGCATATGCGTATCACCAAGTCACTGTTGCAAAGTTAGAGAATGCGGTCATTCAGTTAGAAGCTAATAATCGTACTCTAAAAGAGAACAACAATGTATTACAGGCAGCGGCCGAAAACAATGCGACGAAGGTCGCGGAACTAGAGGCTCGAAGAGAGGAACAGCAGGCTCAGGTAACTGAACTTACTGCTGTAACAGCCTCTTTACAAGCGGAGAAGTCTAGGTTTATGAAAGTATTTAAAGACCACAATCTTACTCGCCTCGCAAGAGCAAAGCCTGGCTTAATCGAAACAAGAGTAAATAAAGCCACCGCTAGTATCTTTAGAACAATAGAGGAAGAGTCAAAGGAGGTTGAAAATGCGAACGATTAGTATAGCATCATTACTACTTGTTAGTGGGTGTTCTTGGTTTGGTGGTAAAGACATGCCAGCACCTTATGTAATACCGGAACCTGTCGTAGTAACTAAAATAGAAACAGTTCCTATTCGTATCTATCAGCCGCCTCTACCTCGTGAAATAGACATGCTCGATGTTAACTTCTGGATAATAACTGAGGAAAACTATCAGGAGAAACGAGCAGAGATTGAAAAGATGCTTGATGGACAGTTTGTAGTATTCGCTCTGACGCCAGACGGGTACGAGAAGATGTCCGAAAATTTACAAGAGTTGCGCAGATACTTTAAAGAAACAAAAGAAATTATTCTATACTATAAAAAGGCCACTACTTATGAGACTGAAACAGAAGATCAATCACAGAATGGACAAGCTCCAGGAGATGATGGAAAGCAATCAACACCTGGAGAATGAAGAAGCGGCCTATGATCTTACCCTAGAAGTAAGTAAGTTTTGGTCTGTATTAGATGAAGCTGATAAAGATTACATACAAATGTGTCAAATGGCTATTGAAGAACAAAAGGAGTGGAATGTATGAGTGCGTGGGAGAAACAAGTTGGTGGAGACCACTACAAGAAGTATGCTATTCAACCTACAGAGTATGCTGAGAGAAACGGCCTTACTTTCTCTGAAGGTTGTATAGTGAAGTATATTACTCGTTGGCGTGACAAAGGTGGAATTGATGACTTGCGAAAAGTTATTCACTATGCGGAACTCTTAATAGAGTTGGAGATACAGGCAGATAAACAGGTATAAAGTTATTGACACAACAAGCTTTAGCCCATATAATATGCACATCTTAAAAGAAATAAAGGAAAAATATAAAATGTCAGTAAAATTCAAGCCTAATGAAGTTGTATTTGATAGAAAGACTAAAATCAAAACTGTGCGCGTATTCCCAATGGCAGGCGTGAAAACCTCTGAACTTGTGGAACTGTGTACGAAACCAGATGCTGACCTGCGTTCAGGTGAGCGTAAAACCCGTGCGAAGGCACGAAACGAATTAATCAAGAGAGGTGTATCTGTATGAGAAACTTTAATTTTAGCATGAGAGACCGAGATCATAATGATGAATCTATCTCTTTTGACTTTGACAGTAAGAATGATGCTGATGTACGACATAAGCTGCGTAAGTTTTTCAAGGCTTGTGAAATGTCTGTAAATGATGAATTTACAGATGAGTTATTTGAAAGGCGAACAATGGTCGCTATAAAACTAGAAGCAGTTTGCGCTGAGGGTACCGACCCTTCCGCAGAAGAAGAGCTTTATGACTTACAAGAAGCTTTTGATATGGTGATTGCGCATGTCGAATCCGAACTATAGACTACTTCAGCAGGCGTTAACCGAACTGAATGCAGACGGTAACGAAGAACGTGGGCGTGAAGGAGAGGAACTCAAGATAACGTCTGACGGGTATGTGAATACAGCTCCGTCGGGCGAACTTCCAGTATGGAAAAAGGTAACAGCTCCTGGCCATCACGCCGGTGTTACAGAGGAACAGTGGGTAGAAGTATTAAAAGCACTACATAGGGAAAATAATTCTTGACAAGAATCCTCTTTGCCAGTATAATTATATTTCAAAAGAGGGAAAACTATGATAATTTCAGGAAGTATTGACTATTCTTACTCGGGTAGGAAGCGTAGTGTGAAAAGGACTCGGAAGACCGAACCAGTGTTTCGCCCCGCTTCTGGCCCTTTGTTTAAGAATATGAGGGAGGATAAATACTATCCTTCTGCTCCTATGACGAAGTATAAGCCACCAGCGGATGTTTCGTACAAGCGAGAAGAAAGCAGAAACCATACCGTAGCGATTGCCTATAATAAGGGTGGTTACATGGTAATTGGTAAAGATAACATTAAGGATATTGGTAAGTGATTCATACACCGCTATTTAGAGCCAAGGAAAGACATATACAAGATAGACTTGTTATGGTGTGCCTTGAATTTATTGAGCTGAACTACGATAAAAAGTTAGCACAACTCAGTAGAGAGGAAATGAAAGAGTTGGATGATTTTGCTTTTCGTAATGTTAGCTCTGTAATGTGCTATGGAATACGAGAAAATATTAAAAGGTGGGAAAGAGCACATGAAACCACCGTAGAGGGAGGAGAATACTTGAAAGAGTTAAACCTTCGAGAAGGAGAGGACTAAGTGGCATACAGCGAACAGGTTATGGATCATTATGAAAACCCACGGAATGTGGGAAAACTCGACAAAGATTCCCAGACTGTTGGTACAGGTTTAGTGGGTGCGCCTTCGTGCGGTGACGTAATGGTTCTACAGATAGACGTAGAAGATAATATTATCTTAGACGCTAAATTTAAAACTTATGGGTGTGGAAGCGCTATTGCTTCCAGCTCACTGTTAAGTGAATGGGTAAAAGGCAAGAGCTTAGAAGAGGCTGGTAATATAAAAAATACGGACTTAGCTAATGAACTTGCACTTCCACCTGTTAAGATTCATTGTAGCGTACTAGCAGAAGATGCTATAAAAGCTGCGATAAAAGATTACAAAGAGAAACAAGTATGATGATGGATAGGTTGTATCAGGAAGCAGAAAGCATTGTTTTAGCAATGTGGGACGAAGAACCTGAAGAGATGGCGGCAGAGATTTCTGTTCAGCTTTCAATTAGCGCAGATTATGCGTGGGAGTTAGTTCAACAAGTTATTGTAAACGAAATTCGTATTGAAGAAGGTTACAATGATGGAGACAATGATTTATTTGATTGGGACGGAGACGCATTAGCCTCCGCAGGATTCGGAACTGATGAAGACTACTTCTAATATTATTGATTTCGCAAAGTATAAGAAAGCTAAACAGAGAGCAATCTCTGTAGTAGTAAATGACAGTTTTGACACTGCTACTTTTACTTATACCGTAACAAATGATATTGGAGAAATGTTTGAGTTTGAGATACCTTACCCAAATTATGATGATTTTTTCGACAGTTAATAAAAAATAGTTCTTGACACTTAACCTATTTACCGTTATAATTGTATTCATAAAAGAGAGGAAACTCTTTAAAAATCCACTAGAGATACCCCCTAGTTATTTGGAGTATCGCCCATACCCCTCAGGCGTAAGTGAGTGGAGGATTCTAACTTCCTCCTAGTTAGACGGTATAGTTGCTACGATAAGTGACTCTTCGGAAGGCAGTCCGATGCGGATATAAACTGCCCTTGGGGAGCTAATGACCCCGTTGCCCCATAAACTGGTACCGATTCCTATGGGCACGTCGAACCTTACAGGAGGGAGAAAGGAGACGACGTTAAAATAAAAAG